TATCTGCTTAAATATTAAAGCAAACACGCTCGACAGAATCACCAACGAGCCAACAGTTGGCCTCCAGTGCTTAACGAAAATATCAAGCACTTGCCTTGGTTTGCTGACTCTCCTTGCCGCCATAGTTCTCAAACGATTGTTGTAAAATAAAGTTGCGCCTCTTTCTTGCGCCTTCTTACAAGTCCGGTAGATACCTCGCCGCCTGCCCTGTTCCACTTAAGGAACTCAGCTGCAATCTTAGGATCGTTAGGGTTAGCTTTTACAAACCTCAACAGCTGCGATTTAGCAAGGTTGCCTGCGCCCAGGTTATAGCAGAAACTTACAAGCGCATCGAACTGGTTAGCGTTAACCTTGGTGCCGTTAAGGAGTCCGATCACGCTGCCCTCAAACTCCTTAAGGTGATCCTTTAGCATCTGCACCGCTTGCTCCTTGGTTATGGTCTGCCCGAGCTTGACCTTGCTGCCGTCATGGTAGTAGGTTGCGCCATAGCCAATGGTCGGCACTCCTGCTGAGCAAAGGTAACTAGTGAGCCGCAAGCCTTCGAACTCCTGTATGAGTCGAATGCCGCTATCAGAGCACTTCATATTGGAATTGGATGGTGCAGTAAGAAAGGTCTTTAGCTGGTGTTACTACTTCAAGGTTAACAAAGCAAGTATTGTTGGTTGTTTCTGCACTAATTTCTAATATAAGAATCTCAGCCAATGTACCAGGACCAAAAGAATATTGCATTAATCCAAACAAATTTTTCTGACTTGCAAAATTAGATGCCACTGGAAGCGACATCTCGAATGTGCCCGTTGTTTCTCCAGTATCCAATACAATTGATATCTGAGACGATACAGTCACGATGCTACCCACCTTGATAAATGTTGCAGAATTAGGTGTCACAACAATGCCGTTAACCTCAGCACTAAAAGTCGGTGTATAGCTTCCGCTGCTAAACATATTGCCCACCTCAATCTGCTTGGATGTTCCTTGTGGTGATTGCGATGTGTCGCTCACATCCACGATATATAGTAAGTCAGCATCAACCGCTGTGGTCAATGTTCCTAAGTCGGTAATTTTTACTCCTGCCATTTGTTTAGTTATTTAGAATGTAGTTAACTGCTTTGGTTGAGTCGGTGAACTTGTTGCCGTTAAAGGTGAACTGATTCACATTGATAAGGAACACACCCACATTTGTGCCCATGTGCAAGGAGTTGTCATCAACCACTTCGCACGATTCCACATTGGATGCAACCACCCCAATCACCGATGTGTAGAAGGTGACATAGCCGCCTTCGAGAGTAATGTCTATCATATAATTGTCATTGATATTAGTGAGATTAAAGAGGAGTCTGTTGCATTGCTATTCTGCACTGCACCGACAATGTACTTGTCAGTAGTCCAATCAACAGCTATGCTTGCGAATGAAGTGTTGGCAAAGTCAGTAGCCAATGAAGTGGTGGCAAGTGCCATCTCTGTATTGGTTGTCACATTCTTAACAGCTGATGTTCTTACCATCTGCAATGCCAGTGCTTGGATAAGCGTTGCGGTATATGTTGCAAGGAGCACTGGAGAGCCGCTTAAGTTATTTGTTATGTTGGCATATAGTCGAATGGTGTACACTGCATTTGCTCCTGTCTTACGGCCTCTCAACTTAAACTCAAGCAAGTTACCTGCCGCCACTGAGTTAGCAGGAATTAGCACACCTTGGCTGTACGTGTTAGTCGTTCCACTGGATGCAGCTCCATCGGTTGTCGACTTGTAGACTCCCAATGATGCAATGGTTATGTTGCCACTGCCAAGCAATGAAGTCGAGTTGATTGTCTTGATGTTAGTGCCGCTTACCAGTGCCGCTTGCTTAGCATCGAATGCCGTCCAATCAGCTGAGCTTAATGCACCTCTGTTGGCAGCACTTGCCGTTGGTAGGTTAAAAGTATGAGTCGCAGTTGTGGATGATATAGCGAAGTCAGTGCCTGCCGTTCCAACTGCAAGGAGTTGGGTTTGGGCAGTGAGTCCATTAAGCGAGGTTAAGCCAGTTGAGAAAGTTGTGATAATCTGACTCAAGTGATTATCCTCTGTGTGCATTGTAATTGTGCGACCACTATGGATCACATAAAACCGCACAGCAAGTCTATCTGTTGCTGCAAGAGTTGTCTGTGGTACTGCTAATGCAGTTAAGTATAAGTCAATATTAGTGCCTCCTGTAATATTCTCAGGTGTTGCTGAGTTGGATGCAATCAATGTTAATGTTGCGCCATTCCACTTGTATAATTCAATATAGAATTTTGGACTACCTCCTCCGCTTGATGCGCTAAAGTAAGTTTCAAAGTTCCAATTTCCCGCAGGAATCTCCAATTGATTTGGGTCATTTGCATCTGTTATGAATGATTGAATGTATCCATCAGCATTGATGGTAAAATCAGTACCTGCTCCAATGATTGGCACTTTGTTAATCTCGCGCATTGCGATACCTCCGAAAGTACCTTGACTCACTGAGCCGTTGAGGTAGTAACTTACCGATGCTCCGCCTCCAGTTGATGTCGGAAAGTTTGCAAGCTGACCATCACCTCTGATGTATTGCGTTGCAACTCCTGCCGCTGTCACTGCCAATGTTCCGCTCGTTGTCACTGGGTTGCCACTAACAGAGAACGCGGCAGGCATTGATAGGTCGACAGATGTGACAGTGCCCGTTGGTATTGAAGGGAATGGTTGAGGTGATCCTAAGCCATCAAGATAGTCAGTGCTCAATCCTGTTGGCACATTGAACTTACCATCGAAGGTATCCCAATCTGTTTGACTAAGATAGCCATCTGTTGAGGTTGATGCTTGGCTTATGCTGATTGCAGGAGTAGCACCGCCGCTTGATGCAATTGGAGCTGTGCCGCTTACCGATGTCACACCGCCGCCGCCTCCGCCTGGCACGTTTACCTCAACCACTCCAGGCGATGTCAGTGATGCTGTTACTCCTGCGCCTGTAAAGTTTAATGTAGTTGTGTTAGTGCTTACGTTAGTGCCTTCCTCCTTAGTGATAAGCGGAGTTCCGCCACCGCCACCGATTGCAACAAGTGGATCTTCAGCCGTTCCGTTTCCTGTGATGGTAACCCCATCAACAGCAACCTCAGTCAAGCAAGGCACACATGGCTGCAAGTCTGGAAGTGGAATGTCGCCCGTTGCGCATGTATCATAGCAGCCGTCCTCAGATGTTGTGATTACTTGTACATCCATGTCAACAGATACGCAAGCCCACTCATAGTTGGCTGTTAAGGTCTTAATCTCGTTAGTGTACCCAGTTGGTACAACCTCGTAGTTGATGACTCCGATGCTTTGCTTAAACAATGGATCCGTTCCACTCGTCAACTTGTAGACTCTGGAAGCAAGCCAATCCTGTGCATCCTCTGCATCGCAAGGAAGATGGCTCTTGCGCACGATGGCATAAGCAGTCAGCGGAAAGCTTGTTACATACAACTGCTTGCAGCCGCTCATCTTATAGGCATCAGTCTTGGCAACTGTTACCTTGCCACGCTTAGCCCAGAACAGCGTGCCGTTCTTTGCATCGAAGTTGGTTACTACCTCCGCTTGACCATTGCCGATGTAATGCACCCAAGCTTTGTCGTTTCCGTTCGCGTTAAGCTCGCAGAGGTTGAATTGCTTGTCGAATATATTGGCGACCTCAACACGTTGGTTGAGCCTTTCGATTATGGTCTTAAGTAGATTCATGGTTTGCTTATCTGATTTGATATTTCTTCAACTAACAATTCAGCGTGTATTTGCAACATTGCATCTTGTTCCTCTTTTGTTGGTTGAAAGATTGTGCCGTATCCTTTAAATGTCTTGTACTTTGGATTGCCACTTGCAACTCCTTTCTCCAATCCTAATGCTTTGCCTGCTTCGTCAGCTTGTAAGTAAATGAAAGAAGTGAAACCTTGATTGCTTACACTTGATTGATCTGTTCCAAAAGAACGCTTTAAAAATCCTGTAAGTTCCAAAGGTGGCTTACCGTTTGCAGCTTTTATCTTTGCGTATGCCTCAGTGTATTTAACTGTTGGCAGGAAGTTGCCTGCTTGGTTTCTTCCTCTGCCAGTATCAATACCAAAGATGCGGATGTACATTTCCCTGCGCATGTCAAGCACTGCCGTAAATAGCGGAGTAAAGCCTCCGCTCCACTCTGCGAATAGCCCATCAATCCTTCCACTTATCTCTTTGGGAGTAGCCATTATGGAAGAGCAGTTACATACTTCATGTTGCGTCTGCAATCAAAGCACGTGCTGTCATCTGGCAATCTCATGTTTTGCAACATGGCTGTAAGCTCTTCGCTGTATCTTGTTGCCGCAATGTCTCGCCCTGCAATCATGCCATCGTTTGCATCAGCAGTTGCGAAAGGCTTGCTTCCAATGTTGATGCTCACCGTAGTGTTCACCCGTTGGTTAGGACTTACGCTTAGCCCGTAGTTATAAATCTCTACCGCTGTTGCATAAGCCAATGGCATTGCCATCAATCCACCTATGCTGCACAGCCAAGCTTCACGATCCCAATTGACATTGTACACCAAGCTCATGCCTTGCGTGTACTTCTTTGA